TTTAGACCCAAAAAAGCTAAGTCTTGGCTATAACATAGACCCAATTGCCCTGCCAAACTTCATCCCAACTGTACCGGCTGTTGCTATTTCTTCACTAAACTCCTTAATACCTTTCGCTTGACGCATCCCGGCTGGATCGGACATGGCGGCAGCCAGTTGTTCTTGCCGAGCTTGCAGTGCTGCGACATTCTGATCTGCCGCCCGAATGCTTGATTCGTCACCGCCGCCAAGTCTTACCTCTGCCGCAGTCTGTTTGGCCATTCCAATCTGTTTCTCAAGTCGCATCATTTCTCCTGACGCGATTTGAGCAGACGCCGAAAAAGACTTCAGTCCCCTTGACAAGGGCATCAAGATCGCCTTAGCGGCAGCATCCGTGAATGGCGCCAGTGCTTCTAATGTGCGCTGAAAGTCTCCTTGTACGGTACTTAGCAAGCCTTGCAACGAACGACCAGCAGCTTGTGCGCCCGTCCCAAACCTTTCAATCAACTCATCTGTAACCTTGCTCATCAAGTCGCGGAACCGACTCCCCGCATAAACACCGTTTTCTAAGTCTTTGTTAAACTCCTGAACGCTTTTGCCTGCCGCTTTAGCAAAAATGGCCACTGCACCGGGCAAGACATCACCCAACTGGCCTTTCAGCTCTTCGCTCATTACCTGCCCCTTGCTAGCCATTTGCCCGAAAGCATAAATAACTCGCTCAGCTCTATCGGGAGTTAGTTGCAACGCAGCAGTTGCTGCACTGATGCCAGTGAAGAGCTTTTCAATGGAGCCAGAATCAAAGCCCGTGGGCGCCATTGACGCATACAGGCGAGTAAATCCCTCTCTTGTTGTTTGCAAGTTCAAGCCAAAGGCACGTTGAACATTGTCAACAAATAACAGCTCTTTGGAAAATGTGCCTGTTTCTTGCGTTGCAACTCGCAAGCCGTTGTTGTACTGCTGTTGAGCCTTTGCAGCATTAAGCATGTTGCCAGGTAAAGAGGCGACAAAAGCAAGCCCCTTATAGGCCGACCCATACAAAAGCACTTGCTTGGTTGCTTCCGCAAACTCACCAGAAAGATTGCGAATGCCGCTAATCAGCGGCAACTGAGACATGGAAAGATTGCGCGTATTTTCTCGCGCAACATTAAGGAGTCCGGCGTATCGACGCAGTTCGCCTATGCGGGCTGCGGTTAGGCCAATGCTGCTGCGAGGGTTTTGAATGCCATCACTTGGGAAACCTCCTGGGGGTGTGATACCACCACCCCTGCGACCACCTCCAGATCCGCCAGCAGGAGGTAGTGCGCCTATAGGAGGAGCAAAGTCAGTATTTCGGGCGGCAGACCTTTCATACGCTTGTGCAGTACGGAAGGCAGCACGCCATGGCCAAGACGGCTCAGGCTTGTAGTTTCTATAAAGTTCTGGGGCTCTGCCAATGCCAGGAGGAAGCATCAACTGAGCCCGTGCCGGAGGCAAAGCGCGAACAGTGTTACCAAGATCGCTTACTCTTGCAAAACGAGTGGCGCGAGCCTCTGCAAGTCTTACTGTATTTTCAATTGACCTCAAGAACGATGCAACCGCATCATCAATGCGTGCCTGCTTGGTTCTTTGTTCTGCGTCCCTTAACGCTTGAGCCACATAAGCAAACGCCCGAAGCCCTTGACGCAGTTCTGCGCCGCCAAACTCTTGGCGCACTTGCGCTTCAACAACTTTGAAATACTCCGCAAGGATCGCATCAATGCGCTTGCGAGTGGCTTCAAACGTAAGAGCCAGTTTACCAGCAGCTCCATCGTCCGCACCTCCGCTAAGCCCCTGCATGATGGCATTGACGCCTTGAGCATTGGCAGTGCGCCTGGTAATAGACGGAAGAATGCCGAACGGCGCTGGCGCTCCAGCAATGGGGGTGAGTGGAGCGGCGCCCGTCAAGGCCCTGCCGGTAGAAGATGGACCAATGGGAATGTTGCGCCGAGGCACCTGCGCCTGCCAGTTGATTGCAGGCGGCATCAATCGAGCCTGTCGCTCAGCTCTTACTTGCGCTGGGTCCATGCCCAGCATTCGGAACAGCCCTCGCGCAAACGTGTCTAGCGACTTACCAAGAGGCCCTTGTCCGCCGCCTTCCATGCGAGCCTCTGCGCCTCGTCCTGCAGCCTGCGCCAAAGACTCCGCAAGGAAGTCCCTAATGGCATTGAGCTGCTTTGTCTTGGCTGGCCCTTTTAGCCCCTGTTCAAGAATGGTGTCAAGCCAATTGGCAACTTGCTGCGCAGAGCGACTTTCTGAACCAAGGCTGCTAAACGCCCTTCGCCTGAGCTGCTCTACATTGAGATTGGAAATACTCTCGCGGGCGGCTTGGAATCCAGGTGATCTACTGGGAGTTGCGCTTGGCGTGGTCCCTGCTGCGGCGGGTTGAACCGTGACGTTGATGCTGCCAAGTTTCTTCTGCAGGTCGGCCTTGAACGCATTGACAGCAGCTTACGAAATGGGCTGCAAACCAACAGGCAGCAAAATCTTGCCGCCGTTTTCCATAATGCTTCTGTAAACACCAGAACGCACCCTACGAGCATCTTGCTGCGTGACAGCGGCCTTGGCGGTTACACCAATAACAACTTTGTTCTCGGCCCCTTGAAGGTCTTTTAATCGCGCCTCTACTGCTTTGATGCGATCAACGGTTGCATCGAGCGCCTTGTCGTTAATCTTAAGTCGTATTTCTTTGCTAAGTTTTGCTACGTCTTTCTGGAGTCGTTTTGTATTCAGTGTTGCGACGACGGACACGCCATCAGCCTTAAGGCTTTTACCAAGGGACGCAACTTGTGCCCGCAGAAAAGCGAGATCCAGACTCGCCTGCAGCTTTAACTGGACATTCCCCTCGGCCATTCCCAAAGCTCCTGATTCGCTTAGTTTAGCTAATTGCTATCATCCCCACGCAAGGAAGCTGTTTTCAGCTCATCCGCAAGTAGTGCAATCACCCGCCCATTCATTCTGCGTGTTTTCATCAGACGCTGCAACACCTTCACGCTTTCGTCAGTCAACCCTGTCTCCTTCTTCAGCTTTCTCGTATCAAACGGCAGGAAATCGTCAGTGACCGCCTTGGCCTTCTTGCCTGCCAATGCACCAATCACCACAGTGCAGAGCTTTGCCGTGGACACGCTCTGAATGTTGTATTTATTGGTATCGTGCCGCTCAAGCCACTTCAAAGCGGCAGCAACGTCTTTCACGCGCTGCCGCCCAAAGTTAGCGGCTGTCCATCGCTCATCCTTTAAGTCAGAAGCGGACAGTCGAAAGTAAAGATCGTCCCATCGCGTTAAGTTCTTGAGAACCTTCCGCGCATTGGCCTCTAGGGCTGCGATTCCTCCTCCACTGCCTTCTTCGCTTGCGCTTTTTTTGCCTTGGGCGCCTCCTGGTTTTCAGCTTCCTGTTCGCTCATAATGAACTCAATAGCCTTGGCGATGGTTGGGCGGTCCATGCCCTTCGTATCCTCCATCGACCAGTCTTCAACGGTCTGCCAGTCATCGTCAATCAACGCCTCGCCGCGACAACGAATGAAAGCAGTGACGAGCTTGGCGTTGCCCAGCTCCATGCTGGTGCCACTGTTCAACATGCTCAGTGTTTCCTCCGTGAAATCACCCAGCAGCTCCATCTCCGACAGATTGCCGCCTCCCTGCAGCAGCGCAAACGCCTCCTCCAGTTCAATGCCCTTGGATGTGGCAATGCGCTTAGCCAGTTGCACGGCGCGAATGGTGGCTTGGCTTTGAGCCCTGCTGATCTCCTCTTGCTCAATGGACTCAGCCACCAGCCAGCCACCGTGCTTCCGCAGGCGGATGTTCGGCAGTAGCTCAAAATACTCTAGCTCTTTACCCTGCAGGAGGAAGCTGTATTTGCTCATGGTCTAAGACGTTGAGAATGGCGTTGAACACCTTCACCCTTTCGCTGCCGGAGCGGAACTCTTTAGGCAGTTCAACCGTGAAAGCGTTTGTTTCGTCAGCAAGTCTAACGGTGTCCTCTGGAAATGCAATCACGCAAAGGATGCCCACTTCTAAGCTGTTGCCTTCATAGAGGCAGTTGATGGCATGAACACGCTCATCACTGCTAGATAGATAGTCGGTCTTCATCGCTGCAGTGCGTTCAATGCGCTTTGCACTCTACCAACGAAGGCCATGCCTGGCCCCTTAGCGAAGAATGACGATGGAATGGAAATGTCGTCAGTAAACGGCCTGCCATCCATCTTGCTTGTTCCCTCGTGAACATACCAAGCATACTCTTGACCACTGCTATTCTTTGCGTCCCAGTGCCAGTTAGCACTAACCTCCGTGCGTCCATTGACAAACGCATAGCTCTTGATGCCGCTTTCATACAACTCCCCCAAGTCATAAATGTCCCGAGGGCTGTCAACCACTTGCCTGTTTTTCCGTCGCGTTTCGTTTGGCCACTCCCACCGGTCCATGTCCCGAAATTGATCGTCCCAATGCGCTTCATTGATGTCCTCCCTGCTCCACTCCTTAAACGCCTCGATCAAGGCGTTTTCAATAGCCTTTGCATTGACAAGTTTGGCGCCAATAATTGCCATGACAATTAACGAATCAAAGAGCGCACTTGTCGGTCGGGAATGATGATCCTGCAACGCTCATACGCAACATCGTTACCAGGAAGAAATCTCAGCGTCGCATCAGGAAACCTCCTCACCACCCTATCCATGGCAGCACGGATTTCCTCACCATCAGGGTTGTATTGCGTGAGAAACACTTCCCACTGCTGCAAGACATTAGCAATACCAACGCCTGCCGAAGGCAACACTTCGGGGTATTGACGCATGGTCAGTTCCATGCCAATTACAGCCCATTCATTAGGCACGCTCTTTTGTCCCACCACATAAACAGCAGGGATAGTGGCGCCTCCCGGTAACAGGTACGAACCAATCAAGTTGGGGAGCTTGCTAAGAAGCTCTGTCATTGTTTCCCTTAGTTGCGTGACATTCATGCTCAGCAGGCAAAAGAAAAGCCTCCCCATAAGGAGAGGCTAGCAAGATCAACGGGGAAGAGATCAGGAGTTGGGAGCAGTCGGGATGATGCTGCCGCTGGAAGTGGCGTTCTGATGGATACCAATGCGACCACGGCTCACCAGATCAAAGGTGACTTCCACCAGATTGTCAGCGGGATAGCTCTCGCTGTAGTTCATCACGCAAGCGCAGAACGCCACACGGTCGTAGTAGTGGGTGTTGCCACTCACGCCCAGTTGCTTGTTCACCTCCACATACACCTCATGGTTCTTGTCGTACCGAGAGGCGCTGATCACCTGGAACGCTTCGTCGAAGCTATCAGGCAGGAACACGGTGCCATCAACGTCCTTCTGGAAGTAGGAAGTGATAGAAGCAGTGGCTTGACTGGTGACAATCACGCTGTCAGCAAAGCCGCCGCCGCCAAGCAGGTAGAACTCCTGATTGCCGTCGTTGAAGGCCACAGAAGCCGTGGTAGCAGCCTGCAGCGTCTGCAGGGCAGGGGCGCCGCTTACGGTGAAAGTAGCCCCGCTCTGGGTAATAACGGGACGGCCAGAAGCCAGGGGAATGGCGCCAACACGCACAATAACGTCTTGGCTCTTAACCAGTTCAGTCGGATGGTAGAGCATGAGAAAATCCTCAATGGAAAGAAAGTGGTTAAGCGTCAGACGTTCTGAACGCTTCCTTTGCCAACCAGTCTAAAAATGCCTCTGATTGGTGCGCCGAGAAACTGCCAATAGTGCTCGACAAGTTGCTCGTTTGGCAACAGTTCAAAACGCCCCTCTCTTCCATTGATGGTTGCTGCTGCACTGCTACCAGGCGTAATGCCGGACAATGCCAGCGGTCCAGTCAATCGGCCTTCCATGTAGACTGCCGTATTGTCAGCACCTAGCAGATAGTCGTACTGAGGGGCTCGTTTCTGCTTCAGCGTTGCGTAGTAGGTAACGCCCGATGAAACAGGAACATAGTTGCCCGTTGCACTGTCAACGGCATAGCCAGACGCTACGGACCACACAAGAGTGGCATTAGCAAGTGGCACCAAGCCGTTGGTCATACGACAAATCCAACAGAAGAAGAAGCGGAAGCAAGCTCTGTGAGCCTTTTGAACTCCTGCCCGTATTGCGTGGCATCAAGCCCCTTGCCATAAACCTTGCCTTCGGTGGCACCAATTTGAATGCCCATTTGTGCAAGCTGAATGGCAACAATGTGAGCAGCAAGATGTTTGATCGCACGGTCAGTTTGATCTCCAAAAATGCTGTCGCTCACATCAGCCGATGCTTCTGCAATTGCCCCGTCCACAATCCCCGATGGGTGGGGAGAGAACTCAGGAAAGCGCCCCAGAAAGTCGTTCCTTGTGACTGTCATGGCTACACCTTGCCAGTTTTCAAGGATTCAATCCGGCGCGAGATGGCATTGCGCACCCGCACTCGACCTTCAATCTTTTTCCAATCTGCCAGTTGCTCTTCATCGTGCATGATTTCCAACATGCGAAGCGCATCCGTGATGTGCAGCTCGGAAAGCGTTTGAACGCTCTGCGGAATCTCCTGAACCGTAGGAACTTCCTTCAGTTCCTCAATGGCACCAATGGCAATCAGCCTCTTGACCATCGTATTTTGACGAGCCTGAGCCCACTTGGTATCAGGCACGTCAGGGTTTACGCCAGGAGTGAGCTGGATCATGCCAGCATCAGTCACAACACCAAACCCTCCTTCGCGGGGCGTGTTTTCCAGCTCAGGGCGATAAGCAATCAACATTGGTTGTTCAAGAAGAACTGGAAGATAGCTTAACGCCCCTTGCTTTCATTTCCCTATCAGTCGTTCTGGACGTAGATGACGCTCTTGGGGAAGTAGAGCGCCACGCCGCCGAGGCGAGCATGAGCAGGAACGATGAA